ATTACCAACTGCACCAATATTCAACGACCTTGTTCTCGTTGATCGCTTGTTGACAAAACTTTAAGAACTTTAAATCCTGCTCTTTGTAGTCCTTAACACTTTCCTCTTGAAATTGTTGACCCCAGAAAAAACCATCTTCTGCGTGATAGTCAGAAAAGCCCTTTTCAATCTGTTCGGCTAATTCGTCAACGACCTCTTTAGTCATGTAGCATGGTGCTTCTTGATCTCCATTAAAACCAAGATGTGCCAAATGTCCTTCAACTTTTACTGAAGGATTTTGGTCAGTCCATTTCTTTGCCATGAACTCTTGAAGTCTTGCGTGTTTTCGCCAAACGAAGACCCCTGCATTTTCAGAATAGTCATCGTCATTGAAATATTTATCCCAATCAACTTTCTGACCTCTTAAATGTGCGTGTTGATCTAATCCCATAATTTTCTCCTTTGTTAAATGGTTAGCGATATCTTATCATATCCCATGACCTATGCAACAACTATCTTTTAGAATTATTCTAAACTAGGGAACTATCAAGTAGAGTTCTGTGCGCTGGGGGGCTCAGTCAGTTTCCACCAGGCAGGTGATCCGATGCCAAGCTTAAACGAGACGCAGCTGCAGGTCACGCCAGTCCTCCGACGAGAGCTATGATAAGGATCGCTGTGCCAGCAAGAACGGGACCAGGCCACAGCAGCAGCAAACATAAATATGTTACAACGAAGCCCACTTAGTCTTCCTCCACGATGGACTCTGACCAGCTGTTACCATTCGCAATGCAGCGTGCATCCGGGCCTCCAGTAAGAGCGTATACTTTACCAGCCAGTGGTTTGTCTGCTTTAACGGCATCTCCATCTTCCTTCGGTTCTTCTGTATCGAGATCGATTACTTCGTAATCGATTAGATGTTCATACTCTTTCGGGATGGTAACTTCTTGTACCACGCCACCTTCTACCTGAATCTTAATTGTTTTCATCATCGGCCTCCGTGATGCTGTAGTATGGACCACCATACATTTGTTCTTTAATCCACTTATCGACGACCTGTTCGGCTTCGTGCTCATCCGGTGCCTCGATCCCTTTTTCAAATTTCTTTTCAATATGTTCGCCTTCCTCACGAGGTGAGTCCATATCAACGTTTACTATATACTTCGGCATTGTTTCTCCTTTGTTAGTTATCCATACGTGCCCCGCTCCCGCCAACACAGCCTGAAATGGGCCTTACGTGTTCCGTGCCAAGGCACACCATGGTTAAGGATAACATAAGACCTAATGGGATAAAGTCAAGAACTATTTTCAGGAAAATTTTCCAGCACAGCAGGAGCTCCAGTTGTGATCCTGAGCTGACGCTGCAGGATGCCACTGATCTTTCTCAAACGAGGCGAGACCTTCGCCTTTCAAACGAGAACGAGCTTCAGGAGCTGCCAGTGCCATGCCGTTACCAGCCCCCCGTCAACTAACTAAGAGGTAAAAAAAACGAGGGGCAGGAAACGACACGAGCTTCAGGACGAAGGTTACAGCCAGTCACCAGCTGCAGGATGGGCCCAGTGCTGTCCGTTGAACGAGAACGACGAGCTTCGGCCAACGAGAACGAGACGAGGATCACGCTGCATCCTCCCGGAGAAGGTTCACCAGCTGCCTCTGGACCGTGGGCCATTTGAAGGGTAACGAGAACGAGGCACGAGGTTCCAGTGAACGAGGATCAGTGAACACGGACACCGGCTTGTAGAGTTTAAGAGACCTCTTCGAGAGGGTCTCTTTCAAGATAAAAATATTACCACCTGCCTTGATATATTTATTAATCCAAACAACTTGCCATTTATTTAGCTTAGGAAAACTGAGTTGATCTGATTTTAATTCTATCCAAAATACTCCAGACTTATGTACACCATGCACGTCAGGTACACCATTCAAAGTGCTAGTTTCTATGCGGGTTAGAAAGCATTCGGTCAGGCCTTTTTTAGTGCGCTGCCATAGTAATTTTTCTTGATTTATATTACGTACCATTAAGTCAGTTTTTTAATATCTATGATGACTGAATTGGGTATGATTGTAGTATTACCTATTGTCTCAATACTCTTACCATCATCTCCAAATGAGTAATCACCAAACACTCTAGTAACACCTTTTGTTTGGCTTATCAAATGTCCTTTTGTTATACAGGTAGCAAGTTTTGCTTTTTTTATATGTTCAAACGTACTCCAACTCGAATCACTTACAATATCGTACCATTCAATAGATACCATAGGATACTTCTCAATCTCTGTTTTTGTTTTTCTTGGTATACTAATCTTTTTCTTCGTCATCAATTTTAACCTCTATTATTCCAACAGAAGTGAACATAGGATTATGCACTCTGTTAAACTCGTTAATCCACTCAGACCAACTAAGACTTTTCAATTTGTTCAACGTGCTCTGGTTCAGCTTCGATCGTTTTGGCGTTGTAGCCATCGATTTTTTTACTGAGTTCTTTGAGCTTATTCTCAAGTTCTTCACGTGACATTCCCTCCAGACCTGTAACTCTTACTTCTCTACGATCTACAAAAGCTCCTGCCAATTGTCCTGATCTATACTCTGCATTTATTGCAGCAGCGTATTGATCTTTCTTCTCAGCTTTATCTGCTAGTCGATCAAATCTTTTGAAACGTCTAAGGTTATCACCCTGATACATTTTTAATTCTTTTTGAAATCTTTTATCAAAATAGTTAGCCACATGTGGATTGTGTTTTCTAGATAATAATCTTGATGCAATCACACCATAATCATTCTCATTCTTACAAACATATCCAGCACGCTTAAGAGCTTCTGCTTGAGTTATAGATCCCCAGTCTTTAACATAGACCTCAACAAACATTTTTTGTTTAGGTGTTAAGTCGTCTTCAGTTCTAAGTTCTTTTTTCTTTAGTGCCATTGTACTTCTCTTTCCAGTATTTTGCTCTTTCTAATCTTCTAACTCTATAATCTAGATTAATAAGATTTTTTATAAGTTTAATCAACTTAAACATATTTTGAAATTACCTTCTTGAGTGCTTTGGCTTGACCTGCATGAGCTGCAGATGCTTTGGTTAACTTTTTGGCTACTTTGGATATTATACCTACATCACCACCTTTTGCTTTTTTCTTCACCTTGCCTCTTGGTTTGAATAAAGATCTACTTACTTCTTGAAATGAAGGTAAGTTAAATGTTCTCTCCATATCATTTCTCCAGGATTCCATATTACCTTGAGATCCAAGTCTTTTACCTTGATATGGTGTTTGGCCTTTTGGGCCTAAAATTCTTGTTCTAAATGAACTACCTCTACCTGTCTGTCTACCTACAGGTACTATTGCAGAGGTATCTGTACTTCCAGAACCACCTCCTTTAATGTTATATTTTTTAACACTTGCAGTCTGTTTGTAGCCATAAGTCTTTTCAAATTTAGCTTTTGATTTTTTTGTACTTTTAGCTTTTTTAATATTCTTCAACAGGTTAACAATAGCTATTCCTTTTTTCATCATAATATTTCTACTATATAGATTATTTCATCAAAAAGTAAGTATAGCTAAAACTTCTGGTTGCGTTCCCGCAAGAGGTGTCCCTCAGGGACACCATAGGGACACCACAGGGACACCACTAAATCGTGCTTAAATCATTGATATTACTTACTAATATCCATTCAGGGACAGCAGGGACACCTGTTTTACCCCCTGGGGTACTTTTTATTGTTCAGGGGTCTAGATAATCTATATAGTAGAATTTACCATTGTCCGGTAGCCGGTGTTCGTGTATACTTATCAATAGCATGTTTCGTATAATAAATGCTAATTTCAAGCCCTCAGGGTTATTAGGCTATTTTAGCTCTTCATATTTATTAGCTTCCCTGGGGGTAAAATTTTTCAGACCACCATGACTACAGCTTCTTGGTCAATTTAACTTTTACAATTTTAGACATAATATTTTTTCTATCCTCACTATTACCAGCAGCTCTATAATCTCTATATAAACCTCGATACCGAACCCACTCCTTCTGCAGCTCTGTAAATACTACCCTGCCCTCAAAAACTAATCTTTTATACTTCTCATGTATTATCTCAGGATCGAAACCGGCAAACCAACAAACTTCCTCAAAAGATTTATTCTTATCAATAAACCAATCATGAGCATCCTTTTTAAGATATGACTCTTGTTTACTTCCCTGTGTAGTCATTGCATCTTCAAACGCCTGTAGGACTATGGCCTGGAACAACCTTTGTTCCGATGGTTTCTTAGTGTCTACGACTTCTGCAGCCATATCAATGCCCAAAATTTTTAACAAGTTTGGTGAATACATTCCTTAAATGCCTCTGTACCTCTCTAGGAGTTTCTATGTGGGCACACCATTTATAGTCAATGTAAGCGTCTTCAATAAACTCAGTGCGATCTGCACCATCAAGTTTTTTACATAATAATACTGAAGCTTGAATTAAATCATTATCTATATTTGCCATTACCATAACCACGTTGCGGGAAAAGATATGGATGTGGAAAAGCAACGTGGCTAGGCATTCTTGACGACCAGTTTTAAACCTTTAGCTTGTGCAGCTTTTTTTCTACCGGTACGCCAACACTCCTCAATCTTATCAAGGAATGAAAGACTAAAATTTCCTAAACCAAAATCATTTCCACAATACAACTGAAACATTAAACTCGTCAGCTCATCATAAGTTTTCTTGTTAGGACACACCATCACAAGCTTATTAAGAGCATTCTCTAATGCTTCCGGACTGCTTTTATTCACAGCTTTACCCACTAATTCTCCTTATTAAGTTAAATTTAGCGTTCGTTGTTATATGAAAATAAGGTGTTTAAAGCCCCACCTTTTCATTTAGGCTAAGGAAATACGTAACTAATTAATACTTATTTTGGCCTGTCTTGCAAGTCTAATTTTATATTAAAACCTATAGTGATTCGTTTTTTAGCACTTGTATTAATAGTGACCTCATGCAGCAAATAAGATGGAAACAATAAAATATCCCCATCATTTGGCTCATGAGCTATCATTTGAGCATAAGGCATATGTGGTGGTATCATGAAATACATTTGTTCATGAGTAGCAAACTTAATAGATCCAGTGTCTTTGCCCTGCACATAGTAAACACCAGATAAATCACAATCAGCTCTGTAATGAGTATGAAATAGGTTACCCCCACCAAATTCATTTATATTAGTCCAATAGATTATTTTACCAGATGCAGGTTTTTTTAAGTAATCTTTTTTATATTCTTCTAATATTAAATTAATAGGTTTCAGCAGCTCTTGCTCACACTCATACTTATGAATACTTCTCCAGCAGTTGGAGTTGTCTCCAGGTAAACCCTCAGGTTCTTTGGATCTTACGTCTAATATTTCTTTTTTTAATTTTTCATTTAATGCAGCATGTTCTGCATAATTTTTAATAAATAATTTTGTATCTTGTAATGTAATCATAAATAAAAAAGGGGCCAGTCTCCCGACCCCCTCTCAAACCCAGGTTCAAGGTTAACCATCCAACCTGCAGTTCTACTTACCATTCAGAAGTTTGTTGCCTTCTGTAAGTAAATTCTCTTTCATCTTCTGATAGCTTTTACCCTCTTTCTTAGCTATCTTTCTCACTTCATCATCAACTAATTTTGCAATCATAGATCCAGGTCTTCTAAAGCCTGCCTTCCCCATTGCTCTAATTATTGTGTATGATTCTATATCAACTGCACAAGATTTCCATTTGTCGATGTTCATGTCTTTCTCCTAATGCTCTTGATATTCTTTAGACTCAAAAAAATCAAGAAGTTTTATTTTCTTTTTACTTCTGCCACTATTGTAAATTTTTTCAATAATTACAATGTAGTCTTTTGTACTAGTCCCACTTAAAAACCAAGAAGACTTGCTTTTACAGGCATCTCTAAAACGTCTAAGATCAAAGTCTGGACATCTATCAGCTATGATATAGGCCATAACCATAGA